AAAGCCGATGCCAGATGAATCAGCGAGCCACTATGATCCCCAATGCTGGCTGGACTCAAGCTAACTACCGCATAAGCTGTCGTCCATGCTGTATCGTCGGCGCTATATTGCACGGAAGCAGAGAATTCCGGTGTCGTACCCGATAGCGTCAATAGACGAATACTAATATAGCTATCATTAGTGGTATCCGCCGCGCCCTTGAGGTCCACCGAGCCGATATCGCTGCCCCCCACGCCACTGATCGTCGGGATATCATGTGCATTGACCGCCGAACCGCCCAGGGAAGTCATATGATAGATGGCGCTGGCGCCTGTTACCGTAAAAGAAACCGCCGCGGCATCGGCCAGCGCGAATTGCGGCTCATACTGTGTCAGAATACCTGTGAATTCACGGCCTAATTTAGAACTGGACAAGCCAGTGAAATATAGACCGGTTAGCGCCGAGGCACCTAGAGTACTGAATAAGATGCTATCGATCTTAGAGGCCGAGCTGTTGAAAAAGCCATCGACCGTCAGCTCAACATCGCGGATACCATCCGCCAGACGCACACGATACGTGTCGGTAAATCCAGTAGCTTCCGGGGCCTCTGCCGAGAGGGAGAGTGTGGCCTGATTCACGTCAGGGGAAAGATCACGACTGCCGAGTAGTACGCGGGCATTATGCCCTGCAATTTTTGCCATATGCTATCCTCCCATAGCCAGGGAGCCCATGCAAACTTTTCTGCCACGCCTGGCAGGCGCAGCGCATTGCTTTATTGCGCCTGTATTGTAACACATTTCTTGAAAATGTCAATAGGTTTTCCAAAATTATGTCTACTAATTTTACGGACGTGGATCACCACGCGGCGACGACTTCTACAGTAAGCGGGATATGCAGCCAGGTGGCACCGCCAATAGCTACACTTTCACCGGGATTCTGGGTTGCTGTGATATTATTTAGCTTGATACAGGTGTCCTGAATGGTAGGATCGCTCTTGATAGAGTCAATGATGGCTTGCGGTACGGTATAAGTGCGATTCAGCAATGTTACAGGATCATTAGTATCGCGCAAATAAAGCTGTAGCCGAAATTGCCAGATGTCCTGCGCGCTATAAGCGCCAAATTGTGCTGGTTGGTCACTAAAGCGCGTCCACGCTACCACACAGGCGGCTGAGGCTGAAGATTCCAGCTTTTGATAGGTATTCTTACTGACATTTTCCGCGCCTAATACCGAAGCCGCGCCGATATTGGCAACCAGACCATCAGCAATTGCGGAAGCTGATCCCATAGTTTATTCCTCGCCCTCATCAACTAGTTCCTTGATCATACCGCCAAAAATCTGAGCCGCGGCCGCAATACCCGTCAGCGCCAGCGCGGCGCCCAATGCAGTTTGATTCATAGCCGTGAAACTGGTCACAAAGAAATCGGCAACACGTTGCGCAACATGTGCTGCTGAGCCAGGTACAAAGATACTGCCATTGATATAGCCATCGATAACACGATCTGCCCAATGCGTGCCCACAACACCAGGATGCCTTCTCGTCATGGGTGGTCCAACAAAAGCAATAGGATGCGCGAGACCCGGCCACCATAGCGCACTCTTATGCCTTGGAAAAATATAGCCAGTGCCCGCACTAGGTGGTCGCGCGCCCGTATTGGTCCAAGCAAACTTATCGGGCGTGCTGGTAAGCACCACTCTATCATATATACCACTGCGTAGCGTGTAAAACGAATCACGCAGCCTGGTTGCATAACGCGAGTCGACACGCGTACCGACCGGCGCAGCATTCTTTAGCTCGCGCGCAATACGATTTGCGGCAAGGGAAACTTGCTGTCCTAAGTGCTGTCTAGAGCGTGCGGCGGTTAAGCCCATATTGCGTGCAATAATTCCAAAGGAAGCCGCATTGATACGAATAATCAAACCGGGCGGCACAACTTACTCCACTAACTTCCGTATCAGATTAGCAATCCGCATAGCTGCCTGACCATCCAGTTGACCTAAATACTTATGCAACAAACGTGACATATCCGGCGCGGGCTGGGTTAGCGCCGTAGCAATACCCACCATGAGCTCTTTGGTAGCGCTACCAATAGTCAGGATTTCGGGATCATCGTCAAAGCCATCGGTGACCGCCACGCGCAGATTGGGGATACTGGCGGCTTCCAACACAACATTGGATGGTCCATAGGACAACACCACATCCGCAGCCATCAGGGTCGTGTCAAGGTGTTCCGCAGTCACCACACAGCGCAAGTTGGTCTTAGCGGCCTCTTGCATATGCCACTCCACATTATTACCGCGCGGATGACACTTGACCACCAACTGTAGCTCTTTGAACTCATGTAGCGCAGACAGCAGATTATGATAGGTCTCCTCTACGCCGCTGTGACAGCCTAATAGATTGGTGTTTTGACTCCACGATGACATGTAAACTAGCACAGGCTTATAGGGATCAAGGCGCAGGAGTTTGCAAGCCGCGTCACGCTTACGAGTCCGTCCCGCTAAACGATCAAATTGTGGCAGACCCGTCAGATAGATTTTCTGAGTTGCCGAACGCGCGCGATACCATTGCGCTTGAAAGGGGCCCGCCGCCGCGAGATAGTCTGCCGTCACCACATCGTGAATATCTGAACCGAGTGGGCCGCGCTCGGCGCTGTCAAGATAGATGGCGTGCGGGATATGCAAGACGGGTATCCCGTGCTGGATGGCATACAGCGCCAACAGCCGATGGATGGGTTCCACATCGTTATGTAAAATCAGTAGCTTAGCCTCAGCGCGTTGTAGCGCGGCAAGCGCCAGGCTAAGATCGATGAGACGGGGATAGAAATAGCGCGCAACGCCATTGTTGACCAACCAGTCTGAAACAGCCGTACTATGTGCCATTGGCATAGCAGGTTGGGAAGCCAGTTGTACGTGTAGCCGGCTCGCGTCACGCAGCGCTTGACTGCGATCCGTATCAGTCAGATACTCGCCCAAAGACTTGGCCGGCAGATCGATGTCATGCAATAGCTTGGTAAACTGTGGCTGAAGCGCAATGAGCTGATATGCCTTAGCGTCAAGCTGTTTTAGTACAGGTAACCAAGACGGTTGTGTAGAGACAATGATGTTTTTCATTGTGATGGGACCACATCAGAAAGATAGAGCTGATTCATAATCTGAATCAGGTCGTAACTGGCCGCTTGCACTAGATTGACATCAGCCAGCTCCACTGCCATAGTCTTACTTTCCAGAAAGTCCAGATGGAACTGATTGGCGACGGCTAATAACTCTGGACTAGGTTGATTTTCCGGTATTGCCGCGCACTCAGCTACCGTATTATCAGGAGTTTCAACCAGCTCTTTTTTCTGGCCTTGCCAATTGACCCAATATACCTGCGGTAATTGTCCATTATCAGCACTGGCATTTGCAATGATGCTACGATACTGTTGCTCCAGTAGAGATAATTGATTACCGATAAACCATTGTTGATAGAGCGGGATGCGCTCTTGAGCCTGCGCTTGCAATTCTGGCAGGTTATCCAAAGTATCTCGCAATGACTTTTCCCACAGGTTGCTAGCGGGCGGAATCAGCAGTCCTAGTCCGGCATGTTCGCGATACGGCTCGCCCTCTTGCGCAATCCACGGCACACCCGCTAAGCCATATTCCGAAGTCTTGATCCAAGAGCGCCGCTGATCGAAGGTGCCAGATAAAGGCGCGACACCGATATCAAATGCCTTGACAATTTTAGGCCAATTTTCAGGCGCCACGCCAGGCTGATAGCGTTTGTTATGTAAAGGTACATCCAATTGGTTGTAGATGCGCAGATCGTTGCCGCAGACCAAGAACACCACATTGGGATAAGCCAGAGCAATAGCACGCGCTGCTTCACGTAATCCCGATCCCCACCATGAATCATAGTGCGATACCGAGCCGCCCCAACCGATCACGATACGCCCTGTCAGATTGAGCTTAGCTTTCATTTCCTCGCGTGTCGGCAAAGTGCTCCACCAATCGCCACGATAGAAATTGGGCACGTGATAGCCGCGACAGACATGGGACCAATCGCGTAAGATTTGCCGCGAAGGCGAGATCAGGGCATTGGTCAGACGTAAGCCTTGTTCCAATATCTGTAGCGGTGGCGGGTCCAGCTTAGCGGTATTCTGCGCCCAGAAACCATGCGCGGGATTTGACCACGGTAAACCCGGATAATCATCGTCCAAGTCGATGGCAACCGCCTTGTTCATACCCTGCCAATAGCGGATTACGTCGATGACGCCAGGCGTGATTACATTGCGCTGCACAATAATGAGATCGGATGGCGCGATGATATCCTGAATCGCCGGTGAAAGGTAATCAAGAAAACCGCTGATGTGTACGAGCTTCGCCTTCCAGCCATCATAAGCATGATGGTATAGCTCACCATGCTCAGCCGCATAATTTATAGCATTTGCAGGATCAAGTGCCCTAAATTGACTACAATTCCACTCCATATCGCCATCTGCGTATGCTATTACAATATTTAGTGATTTATGATCCGCCATATTATCCTAAGTATTATCACTCGTTTTACTCGTTGTGCCACGGCCCGGAAACTTGAACATGCCGCGCACAAAACGTCCTGGCACGCGATCCGTATCGTCCTCATGGGTTTCCTTGTCGTCAATACTGATGCCGCCGACATAGAGTTTGCCCAGCGCGCTATCACCACTGATACCAGCCGTCGAAAGGTCCATTGACTGCAATGCATCCACGCCTTGATCGAACAGTTGCATAAAGACTTGGCCGCGTGTGCGTTCGCCAGGGCCTAAAGTCACATTGATACGTGAGAGTTCGGTATAGGCGGCGGCATATAGCGTGTTGAGATTGGTCAAACGATCATAAATCGTCGCACTGGATGCCGCGGGGACACTATAGCCCAGATTGGTCAACGCGGTATTGATCACCGAATAGCCCTGTTCCAGCCAGTTATTGACATGTGTTAGTGTGGGTGAAGTTGCAGTGCTAAAAGCCAACGCACCGCCAAGGACGTTCTGGCATAGACCTGCTACATGAGAAGCCGAAGCATAAGCCGTAATGGTTGCAGTAACTGGAGAACCAGCATAAGTTGGCACAAGATACTTCCTAACTCACAACCAGCGTTTGTGGATTGGTAAAATTATAGCCTGCAAGTTGCGACCAGACGTATACCGTTCCGGCATCTAACATAAAAGTTACCTGTCCGTTAGTGTCGGTGCTCAGCACACCCGCAATAATATTAGAACCCGCGCTGTCAGATGTGACCCAAACCTCTACGCCATCCAACGGATTTGTGCCGTCAGTAATGGTAATGACAGTGGAGGTGGCGCCAGCGCCGCCCGTATTGGTAAGCAAGTCATCCAGGTGCTTATCTACGCTACCTGTCGCTGGCGTCCCGGCTGTAGGCGCCAATTTCATAGCATCGCGCACATCTTGATCCGTGGGCAAAGCCGCAAGCTGCGTATCCAGATTGGCCGATGCCATCCCCAATGCAGTTCTGGCGCCCACCGCACTTAGAATATCATCTAATTTGGCAGCCCGCACAGCAGTGTAATCTTCCGCTAATGGCAATGCCGAAATATTAGCATCCGGTAACACTAATCCTAAAGCTGCCAGATGTTGCTGATCCACGCTGCTACTAGCAGTCTTGAATGTCGCTACATAATCATACAAATTGGGGCTAGCAGATGCTAAGCGGTAAAAATAAACACCATTGCGACTTTCTGACGGTGAACCACCAGTAACCACAATAGTATCCGTGCCGTCAGCAATGGTAATGCGATTGATGTCAATCGTTGGTGCAACTCCCGACGCGCCCGTTTTTGTATCAATAAACTGCCCAAAAAAGATTAGGTCGGCCATCAATAGCCTCCCGATTTACAGGCCCAGCGCCTGCCGCCTGAGTGCTTCCCGCTCAGCCATCAGCGCCTGGATCGTCACCTCGGCCTGCTGGTTGGCGGCCTGCTGATCGGCGCGCGCCCGCTCGATGGCGTCGTCCATGCTGTCCAGGTCGAAGCGTACAAACAGCTTGCCCATGTCAGCCATCGAGATGGGTTCAATCAGTTTTGCAAATTCCTCGAGTGTCATGTTGCTCCGCTCCTATGTCGTAAAATCGGCGTAGGCCAGGCCCGCGCCAGCGTTCCACAATGCGCTTCTTTTCGCAGCGTCTAACGCACCGCCCGCTCCGGCTGCGGATTTCCACATGGCGACGGGGCCGATGCGACCATTAGCATAGTATCCAGAAAGCGTCGTCGGCGATTGCTGGCCGACCCGAAATGGATTTGTATTTACTCCTGGATTGCGAATAGTGTTTTTAGTGTCCAAAACACCGTCTACGGACACGCCAATAATCGAATTGGCCGCATCGTGAAACACCATTATAAAGTGCCATTGCAAAACCGCAATAACTCCATATGTATTAGCGGTCACATTGTCGTACTGACCAGACGGATTGCCGATCTCAAATATGGCCCTTCTCGTTGTTGAATACTGAAGTGAGCATTCTTCCAACCCAGAGTCAACTCTGCCTTTCGCGACGATTAGCTGTCCGGCATCATCCGCAAAATACACCCACGCGGCAAATGTAAAATCAACATCCCCCATTTGTAGCAGCGCCTCACTATTGCGCGTGAAATAGTCCGCCGTGCCGTCAAACGTGCGCGCGCCCGCGTACACGATGCCAGCCGCGCTGCCCGGTGACGATACCTGCGTCAGCGTCAACCCGTTTGTGTGCAGGTCAAGCGCATTGTTCGCGCCAGCGGCCTCGTTCAGCGGCCAATAGGCGACAAGATTATTCAGCAGCCCATTGCCCGCCGCACTCGTCGTCTGTCCCGTGCCCAGGCCGTAGCCGAGGCTGCTGCGCGCGCCCAGACCCAGGCCGATACTAAAGCGCCGTAATAGTTCGCGATAAGACGGACGCAGAAATTGTCGGTACGGTAGTGCAATTGTCATTATTAGACTGGATACAATCTAAATGACGCCCTAAAAATACTGGCCGCGGTAGCGCCATTCCACACCTGCACCTTGACCGCATTGCCGATCAGCGTCAGATTGACCGATGCCGCAGTCGAGGCGGTGATCGCCTGGCTGGCTGCAATGGTATCCCAATGTACGCCATAGTCTGAGGATTCGAGAAAATGTAAGCCCGAACCCGCACCGGCTGCCGCACTGGCGTTAGACCACAACAGCCCCACCAATCTGGCATGACCCTGACAGATAGCCGAACCGGCTACAGAGGCAGAGATCGCCAATGTAGCGGCAGTTTCCAGCACACTTTCAGCAGCTTGCGCATAGAGTTTAGCCATTGCGCGTCTGCCTGTGAATATAGAGACTAATCATCATGTCTCTCCTATAAATAAATAATGCACCGTGTATCCTGGTGATAGCACAATGCATTACCATATTGCATGTGTATCGCGACCAGCTCGTTTTTACGATTGCCGTTCAATTAAGGCACGCGAGCACGTATTATAACAGTAAGTCGGCTTTATGTCAAATGGTTATGTATACCCTACTTACGCACAACTAGATATTGCAGCGTCAGCGGCGCATCTGCGGTAGCCGCGCTACCCGCATTATAGAACTTCATCGTTAGTGTACTAGCCGCAGTCGCGCAAGCGCCCGTCATAAAGGCACAAGCCGCCATGCTGGACGAGGTCACAAACACCAAGTCCAAGAGCGCCAGGTTAGGCACGGTTAGCGCTACTGAGCCGCTGGAAGCCGCGCCACACGAGATAGCTGTCACCACACCGGAACCGGCAATGATCTTAGTGATCTCAGTGCCCAATGTGCCTACCGTCAGATTGCCCGACGTATCAACGCTGAAACCGCCAACTTCAATGCCGCCAACAGGTCGCGTCAAACGCCGAATCTTATAACTTGCCATGAGTTACACTCCTTTATAGAGCGCTATAGGGGCTGCCTATAGCATCCATCAGCACATGCTGATAGGTCTCAATATATGTTACACGCAATTGTAAAGAATTGCGCCCGCGTCTGAGGCAGTAATGACAGGCACCATCGCTTCCTCGACTTCGAACTTGTCCGCATGACGCTCATCCAGCCGATAGCGTTTCACCGTGCGCTGCTCCCAGGTAAAGACATAACCTGCGGAGGGTGTCATCAACGAAGGCGCCGGTGGCACATAGCCCAACCACACTTGATCGCCCCATACAAAGGCCGGTGAGCTGGACGCGCCTTCTGAAGCCTTCTCGTAGAGCTGCGTACCCACCAGAATCTTGGGCACCCCAGTCCACAGCGCCAGATCGGCCGGTCGGATAATCGCGTCAGAGCGCACATATTGGATACGCGCCAACAGATCAGGATGATTGCGCAGCGCCTTCCATACTTCCCAAGACATCACCAGCGTATTCGGGAAGCGGCCAATCACTGACACCACGCCATTGATGGCGGTGTCGATATCACTCAGCGGGCTGGAAGTATCTGAGCTCCACTGTGTCGTCGGCGAGGCCGAATAGACCCAAGAACCCGATCCACCTACAGTCAGCGTGGCAACCCGCACCTCACGATCCAAAAGCAGCTTGTCGGTAACATACTCGATACCATCGATTTCTGGTCTTACGATCTGTTACTTATAAACCTGTTGTAACAGGCGGGTAGTCATTTCTGCTACCTCTACAGGTTGTAATTCCCTGTAGTCCAGACTATATCATCATCCACTAAGGATGCGACCTACATAGTCGTTACACCTTCCCATATTACTATGGGCTTGGCTCGGTATTGTCATTTCAGATGTCCACCGAATTCGGGTCGTTTTTCAGAATCTATTACTAGATTGAGCCGCTACATTACTAACGGACTATCAGCATTCATGCGTACTTCATCCGGTACGACATGCGCCAGCGCCTTCACGACACAGTTGTAACTGGCGGTCGTGATACCATAGTCGATTTCCTTTGCTGCATCGCCAGGTGCGCGTTCAGCAGCTTCATTACGAAACCAAGCTTCCCTGCCAAAGACGAAATACTTGTCACTCTTCTTAGTGACTGGCAGAATTGGGAACACCTGATCCGCGAGATAGGTTTCATTGCGATAGGCAATGCTCACATTCGACAGCGGACCGTCGATATGAACATCATGCAACGTAGGCATAGCCATGTGATCTACTCCTTACACAAAGCGCGTCGGCATAACGAACATTTCGACATAAGTGCCCGAACCGGACGCCAATGCCTGCAATGTATAGCCCGCCGCCCACGCACACGCATCGGGATTCGCAAAACCAGTCGCCTTACCGCCCGATCCCGACTTGACAAACCCGCCGTAGGTCAGCGGCGAAGCCGTATCTTCCGAAGATGCCAACGCCTTCGATGGCCCAAAGACCACTACGTTGCACTCTTCACCCGCCACGGGGTCGTCCTGCAAGACGCCGATAATCGAACCTGCCGCGGTGGCCGACAATTTGACCTTGCCTGCCGTTGAAGCTGCCGCCACCAGATAATACTGATAACTAGACAGATCCACATCGGCAATAAAGGTCCCGGTCAGACCGTTGCCACTATAAGTAGCCATTTTTATTACTCCTCGTATTTTTCGCTAACCTTTTCGAGCTCGCGATGAAAAGGTTAATGCAAGCCCTTGCCGCCCGTCGCAACCTGGCGCGCCTGCACGTAAGCCGCTGCGTCTGCCTTGGACAGATTCAGCAGCGCCTCGCGCGGGTTGGCCGATTTGGCGGCCTTGGCCACAGGCTCCACAAAGGCGGCGGCCTGCGCCGTACCGCGTTCCTCAAAGATACCCAGACCGGTCAGCATCTCGTCGGCAGTCTTGATCAGCGCCGAGAAATACTGTTCCAGAGCCGGGTCCAGCTTGGCCAGCTTATGCAAATTGCCACCCAATTCCACGGCAGTCACCGGTAGAGCTGACAGTTCCGCGGCCTTCACAATCCGTGCCTCGCGCTCGCGACTATCACGCGCGGCCTCGGCTTCCGCCTCCGCCTTTACCAGGCGAGCATTGAGTTGCTCGACTGACTTAGCCAAGATATCATAATCGCTCTTGGCAATCATTTCCTTCTCGCTCATGGTCGTTGCTCCCTTTTCTAATTTATGAGAAGCGGAATCGGCTTCAGGCATGTCCTTCTTGTGCTTCTTTTCTTCCTCAGCCAGCATTTCCTTTGCCTTTTCCTCATCCATGTCTTCGTCCATCGGCTGCATCATATGTTGTTCCTTGACGATATGCTCCGTAACCGCCTCAACACTTTGACCCTCGACAATACTCTTGAGTACGCGTGTCAGTTTAGCCCAGATGGTTTCAGCCACCTTGGCTTCTAGACTGTCACTGCCCTCAGCAACCGCAGGGTCGCTTTTCATCAAGAAGATGGTCTCGCGATTGGCGCCCGCAGTCACCAAGCCGAGCTTTTCCACCGTCACATCCTCTAGTTCATTGATGGGCATAATTTACCTCTACAGCTTTCTCAGATGCGCTAACTGACTGGTGCTAAAAGCCGTGGCGCCCGCCATGATGGCTAACCACCACGTATCCAGCTCGCTGGCAGCCACTTGCCCCAACTGAGCGAGCACGAGAGTCGCCAACAGAGGCACCGCCAGACAAAGACCTAATACAATGGGGCGCTTGAGCTTGGGCGCCTTAGACTCCCAACCCGGCAGATATTCAAGCAGAATGGACAATAACACACCCACTGCCGCATTGATGCCCGGCCCGCGTAAGGAGTTCAACATTTCGATCAGCGTCATAGATTGCTCCAGCCTACATATTGACATAATGTGCCGCAGAAGCTAACAAAAAAGCAGCGGTTGGGCTGCGGTTTCCCTTCCACTGCTTTCATGTGTATTGTAACACAAATTTTGAATTTGTCAATAGGTTTTGAAAATATTAGTCCACTTATTTAAGGGATTGTTTAGTGATACTCCAGGCTAACATAATCATAGCTTGACTTGACGTACTCCCACGGCTAAAGCGCCTGGGCTTTACGCCCTGTTCAGTTATTTCTAGATTTACTATGAAACACGATCTCAAATCTAGGATCGTCGCAATCAACGAAGTTGACATAGACGATCTGTGCCAGATTGATATAACCATGATCTGTTTTGATGAACATGATAATGCGCTACGCCTCAACCTGCTTTCTGATGCCGCGCCCCCAAATCGAATAAGCATTGATCGTGCCACTTTTCACAAGATTCCATAGCCGCTGATCCTTGAAGAAAGTTGCGACGATCCATGAGCCTTTGCTAATCTGTTTGACTGAGCCATCGGGCAAGGGCCAGGCGATGTCTACCGGCGCGATATAACTTTCTACCACATACGCGCGCCCTTGCGGTACAGTAGTTTGATGCTGAAGATCATAGTGCTGGCTATCAATCATAAAGCCATGCGCCATCTTCTCGATTTCTAGTTCTACCATACGATCATCTTGCGTGTCGGTTTCGTGAGGTTTATAAGCTACTGCATACGCGATGCGGCGTTCACTGTCGGACTTGAAGATTTCAGCACGAAAGGACTTCTCGATATAAGGGCGTGCCGCCCCTAGAGATATGGTCCCGTGCCGGGACGGCACAATGTCGGTCGCGTCAGCAGATACAGATGGCTCGCGTTCCTCTTCATCTTCAATGCTATCCTCTGGATCACCTGGATACGCTGCGCTATACGCTACGCTATCTAACTCCATAATACCCGGCACATGCACATCATGCAATGTTGGCCCCATTTTCTCGATAGCGGTAGCGGCCTCGAAGTCGCGGCTGCTGAAGTCGTGTTCCTTGAGCCAGCGTTGGGCCTCTTCCGCGCTGAATTGCCGACGGTCAAATCTAAGTGACTGCACCTTACTGCCGCCGACTTTGGGCATCCCAATAATTGCCGTCACGCCAGCCGCCAATTGTTTTCTGGCAAAGTCTACAAATAAATCTTGATCCAACTGGCGTGCGGCATGTTCGTTGGGATAAGCCTTGATGACATCGATCAGACCGTATGCTGGACCCGTAGACTTCTCCAGCGAGGTCTCCATGCCTGCCTGATGCAATAAATCGATCAGCTTCTTTCTAGCACCGGCTAAGGAACTACTGCGCGCTTTAGTCTGCGTCAATCTAGCCGCGGCATTCTGAAGCGCGTGCTTGTTGAGCGGCCCACCAGGCTGACTACGCACTGGCAGATGACAGAGCGCCTTGATCTTTGGCTTATCCGGCTCATTATCGTCAATCAGAGTTACCGCGCAATAATCCTCAGCCGATAGATTGGACTTCGGCGTAGACCACGGCGCAGCAGTATAAGAGGCTTGCGCCATTTTGATTACCAATTCATGTAATGATGTTGACATAATATCACTCCCTTTATTTCAGCCGCATTATACCACAGCATATAGAGTTTGTCAAGAGGGTTGTAGAAAATTGGTCTACATATTATGACCTGTGACATAAAAGTCTGGACGGGGCTAACTAAGCCTGCTATAGATTGTTTCAACTATGTTTCCGTATTGTTCCGGCTAGGGTCCCGTTCCAGCATGTGCCGTCTAGGAACGGGACCCTAGCCGGAAACGGCACATAGATGTACCAGAAACGGCACAGAAACAGCCATGTGAAAGAGCTCTAAAAGTCTAGTAAATACCTGAAAGCTAATAAACCCTGAAACATACGGCATAGCTCAAAAGGTCGCAAATAAGGGCGCTTTATTGACATAATGTGACATAGTGCTTGACTTGTACCCTAAACTTGACATAATATATGCAGCACACCTGCGCAAGCCGCATAAAATAGCCTATTAGCATAACTGAAAAATCCCTGACTGTGCAGGGCTATTATTTATGCATATAAAATTGTAGTAATTAGTTCGGACAGTAAATATATGGTTTAGTTAAGTCATCTGCTAGTTTATAAAGCAGCTCTTTGACATCCGCAAATTTGTCACCCAGGCTTTTAGCTGCGATGGTAAAATAGTTTTTGTATTCCCACCATAGTTCTTGCGTCAATTGCTTGAGTGCCGCCAGGATGCCCGCGCGCCAATCGATCTTGCTGACATCTACGCGCGTCTTGACATGCACCACCTCATAAGCCACTTTCGCCTGATCCAACAAATCCAACATAGCATTAGTGCGCTGGTAGATACTCAACTGGAGTTCGTCGCGTGTCTGGGGGAAACAAACCAGGGTGCCCAGGGTAGCTTTGAGAGCCAGTTTACGGTCGTCTATGCCTTGAGCTGCTTTGATAACAATCTGTGGCACATAGACTAAATCAGGACCGCGTTCAGGTGGTAGATAGGCGTTTAGACGGCCCGAGATATTCATGCCAGCCGGCGTGTCTTGTAAGTCAGCCCAATCATAGCTCAGTGCTGAAAAAGCTGTGGCAGGATACGCCGCGGCTAACGCAGGATAGCGTTCAGGTTGCCAAAATATTAACGCGCCGTCGACTGTGGGCACATTGACATAATTAGCCATGCCTAATTTGCGACGCAATTGTAATGCGCGCTCGGCATCTAATGCACTAACCTGAATATCTAATTGATTCACGCGCTTCTGGAGAAAATAGCCCAGTCGCTTACGACATTGTGGACAGTCCTTGCGATTACAATGGAGCCGAAAACTCTTGTAAATACCGGCATGCACATCAAAGTGCGTGCGATACGTGCCACATTGCGCCATCCGACCCGCTACGGCAATATCATGGGCCAGCCGACGTACACGATGGCGCGTGGTTGCAAGATGCGCATCATAAGTCATGTCAATGGCAGTAGCAGGGTGTAATACCCCTATGTCAGTACTGGAATATAAGCGCGTACTAGACGGGCTACCACCAATAGCGCTATCATCATCATCCAAGCCAGCTTCACTCATGGCTAAGATCTGAGCCACGGTTGCGGTTTCACCAGGGTCCAACATTCTTTTGCATTGTAACATAGCCGCTCCTTATTACCGACTGCTTTTGCTCTAATATAACACAAAATCTGAATTTGTCAATAGGATATCTAAAAATTGGTCAAGTGAATTATCACACAGATCGAATTAGTTAGACGGACATCGAATTAGTTAGACGGACATCGAATTAGTTAGACGGACATGGTGACTTTCACTTTGTTCGTCGCCTGGCCATAAGATGGTCCCGTGCCGGGACGGCACAATGTCGGGCGCGCTGCGCGCGGCAAAGCGCCCAGCACCTTGACAGCCTCACCCAGCGCGCCGCCCTTCCGGCTCAGGTACTTGACGCGCCATGCCTCCAGGGCCTCGGCATCGATTGCGGCTGCAAGCTCCGACAGGGCATCCGACTGTAATTTGGCTAGATTCTCGTACATCATGCCTCCTATCCGTAGCATATAATTATGTCATGCCGTTGCCACAGGCGGTACAGTGTATTCCTTGCCACATACTTTACATAACCAATAAGGCATATCATAAAGGGTACATGAAGCGTTATCCTCTGGATACGCTGCGTTATACCAAGTATAGTTCTTTACTTGATGTGTGCCAGCTTTCAGGTCCTCATGATAGTCAGTCTGCCAGTCGCGCTGTAAGATGCCTTCTTCGACACAAAAGCAGCGTGCTGGATATTTTGCCTTTTCATTAGCTATAACGGCCAACTTAGCTATAACGGCCAACTTAGCTATGTGTTGTTGCCTAATACGTTGGCGCTGTTTACTAAATGCGCTATAGATTTGTAGGGATCGCTCAACTTCGGCAGTCGAAATCTTCAATTGTTTAGCAGTCAATGTAAGCGCCTCATCGTCCATTACAATACTCCTGATGAACACGGTTTTTGCCAGCTTTTTCTAAAAAGCTGTACTACTGCCTTTTCTTGATAATAAACTGATATCTATCATTAGCATATACGTTCCAGCGCTCCGGCTGTTGTGTAGCACGCAAGAACACAATACCCCCTATAATGATCAATAATAACCCTGTCATCCATAACCACCAAGATGAAACCAGAGCAGTGATTACCGCTACTGCTAATAACACACCTAGAATGATTGTGAAAAAAGATACAACTGCTCGCAACGCAATCTAATGCCCTTTTCTAAAAATATGCGCCGTACCACCCTGGCAAACATCCTGCTAAACAAGATTGCGGACCTGAAAAAACATTATAACACACTTAGACAAATTTGTCAAGTTATAACAAGCAGGGCGCAAGTGTCAGCACAAACCTGCTACATGATTTCAACCGAAAACGGTACACTACCCAAGCAGAAAAGCATGGCTGGCTCCTGATATGGCCGGCTCGTAACCTTATAGTAGTATGTCAATGATGGCAATGATGTCAAGATCGGGAGCGGCAATGGCAAAGGATTATATGCGGGGATGCCCCCGCATTCGAAAAACATCCTGCCACAATTTCTGCGGACAACAATTTCTATTGTAACTAGCATAAATAACAACTATGTGCCGTTTCCGGCACGGAAACATATTCTGTTGCAAGCCGATTAGGATGGCGTCATTGGGCGCCAGGCCATTGGGCGCCATAACTAATGTAGCTGGCTTATTGCGCGCTACCTCCATATATGATATAATATATATCATACAGCATAATTGTTGGTTTGTCAATTGACAGTAGAATTATTGTTGTATCACGCTATTATAGTAGGGCTCCTGTATCAGGCGCACCCTTGTGTGGCATCTTGCACTATTGCAACAAGTAATGAGATAGTGTGATACATCACATTACAATAATGCAGAGAACACTTGACAAGGCATGATATACTATGTGTAGACGAAGCGCGCGCTTTGTCACCTCACGCATGCCAGGAGCACTCCATGAACGACAATCAACGCACCGATGCCATAGCCCGTGTACCAGCCTGCACCGAGCGGCTGCGAGCGCGCTATCACGCTATCATCTTCACCGGCCTAAGCGAGCGCGTTATCACCGAGCAACGCCCTAACCCCACGTCGCCCTACACCATGGACACATGCGACGTGCTCGTAGTAGTCGCGCGCTATCGCGTGCAGGATCGGCCACGTGGGCGTCACTATGACGCCGCATATCGCCTGTGGGATTACGAACTCGCGCGCGTTCCCAACACGCATTGGGACCGCCGCGACTAGGTGGCAGCTAACTCTATCTCTAAGAAAGGATTACATCATGAAACACTACCGTATCACGCTCATCATGCAGGATGGGGAAACGCTCACCCACGCGTATTTCTCCGAACTACAGATGTGGGCGCTATTGGAGGCGCTATGGGCCGATATCGCCGCTTTCGTCTGTCAGGCAGTCTAACTCTAGATCTAAGGAAGGACACCATGAAACGCTGTTATGCTCGCCTGACACGCGGCCTGGCTTTTGCCGCGCGCACTTCACATCGCTACCATATACCATATCTCATGGATGGTAAAATCTGCTACAAGCGCAGACTCTACAGCCGACCTGCATCGAATCGCCTACGGGACGCCGATCTGTGGGTACCCGACCCGTGGCACGCCACACTATCTGATCTCGCCCATCACTCACGCCTATATCGAAGGCGTCCACGTGTGGAACTAAGGAAGATCACACCATGAAACACCATCGCATCACCGCTCAGGATGGCAAGTTGGCGCAGGCTATAACCGCGCTGACAGGTCCGCTTTTGCGGATTCCGAAACCTCGCACCGTGGAGTATTCGCAGATCATGGCCAACTTGGACGACATTATATCAATTGCCGAGCACGCTCAGGTAGCGGCGTACGCGCTACTTTGCGCCGACAATGAACTTGCTGCGGTGATCAAGTTGCGTAACGCGGCCATCGAGGTCTTCAACCTCGTTGACCCCTACACTCAGATCTAGGCAGGAGGGCAGGGATGACTTCAAGCGCCAGGATCTACATGAGATATACAATCACAAACGGCGGCATCGAGAAATCCGAAACTGGCGAGTATGCAACATGGGCCGCTGCTCTGATTGTATGGCAGCGCCAGTGTGCTGAATCAAACGCCGGCATGCCAGAGGCAAAACGCCAACTCCAGAAGCGTGTCGAGAGTGGCATTCACATGGCGCCCATCAGCAACCCCAACCGCCGCAACACCTGGAACGACGAGCCGCCAATGAACGAGTGACACGCACTCGTCTTCCGGGCTGGCATCCCGATACCACTGCCAGGAGCATGATGGAGATTATCATAGAAATAGTGCAGAATGTCGAATTCGGGAAGAACAACGAATTTGTGCTGGCGCCAGGCACGCGTTTGCCGGCGCAGCCAGGCGACAAGAACTTCGCGTATTTCGTCCGCGTCGGGCAGGAACGCGTAGGCATCCTGCGCGGAGAATTCTACGTCGTCGGTGGCGCGCCACTCGTCTTCACCCTCTCGTCCGGTACCTATAAGATCGAAAGCGCTTTTTCCTGAAAGCCTATCGGTCATCCCACTATATCCAGATTGAGGAGTCTAACGCCAACTAGCAATTTCCCTCTTGCCCATGGGCGCGCGTCCGTGGGCAATGGGGAGCATACTAGTATGTTCCGCGCATATGATACTCTATGGGAGGAAGCCACCATGAAACTCCGTGTCGCGTATCGAACTCGTTTCGCAGAGCGAATTATCGTAAAGCCGCGCATTCTCACTCCTACTCCTGGACGTATCGCTGCGCTCTATCGTTACGCCAACGAATTATGTATGGTAATGTATGGCTATCAATATTTCTGGTATTCCGACAGTGACGACAGCGTCGAGTTCCTGAAGGATTCTGCTGGTCGCATCTCCGTCATCATTGCTCACGCCACCGAGAGCGGCTATATGCCGGAGTTGGCGAAAGTCATTCGGCTGTTGGCAAGAAACCCCGCCGCGTTAATTGTGGTATGTCATCCCAAACAGGCGCGCGAAACCTGTCGTCAAATTCATTGTGACAGCATTGGCCGCCAAATCTATGGCGATTGGGAGGGTCGAACTCTTACCAAAATCTACAACACGGATGCCAGTGAGAAGCGTGTAATACTAAAAGTCTATCGGTCGCCCTGCTAACGCTCAGCCTTCTACACTGCTTGTTGACACGACGTGTGATTTGTGCTATAATCAGTGTAGTGGAATGAGCGGTAGTAGCCGCTCAGAACCTTATATCAGAATGGAGCAACATCATGGCTAGCAACAAGACCCCCACAGTCGCGAGTGCGGTCACGACAGAAGTTCAGCCGTTCCAGGCCAACGTGGCCGGCGAGGCGCTGATGATTCCAGGTAGCGCTGGAATGATCGTGGAACGATTCATGCAGAGTTTCGAGGCGCGCAAGGGCTTGCCGCACGTCTTCGACCCCATTCCGGGCGAGAACGACGGCGATCGCGCCCTCTATATCTCGGCGGAACTCCGTCTTTGGGCAGTAGATGGCAAGGCCACGCGCCACGAACGCGAATCGCGTATGGCAGAACTCCTCGCTGCCGTGCCCGACTCGCTCATCGGCAAGGGGTGCGCGTACCCAACGTTCGCTGATTTGTGTCGGGTGCACTTCGGCGAGGATTACACGCCTGGCTATCTCGACGCGATGCGCAAGGCGTGGCGCGACCCGGAGCATAGGAAGGTGCTTCTGCGCTGGGGCGTGAATGGCGTTGTGGCTTGGAAACGCATCCAGGCTACGCTCTCGAGCGATGAAAAGCCGACCTTTTACCGCCTGGCCTTCGAGGGCGGGCGACTCGACGAGCAAGACGCGGCATCGCTCTATATCGGCGCCGCACCTTTCCGACGCTCGGGTAGTCTCCAACTTGTAGCCGATGCGATTGTCGCCGCTCGGCCTAAGAAAGTCGTCGAGGAGCCAGCAGAGGGCGGCAAGCCGCGCACGCCATCAGGTCCAGCGCAACCCGGTGCGGAGCCACCTAGTAGCCCCAAACCTCGTTCGGTAGGTTCGCCGACGTGGCCCTTGACAAGCGCGGCGGGTGAGCCAGGCGAAACGGCGACGTTCACTGCCGCCATCGACATGCAGAAAATCGCGGCGGGTGATACCCGTGAACAGGTGCGGGCATATAATGCCGCGGTTCACGCGCTAGAATCGATTGGAGAGGCCATCAGGCTGGCCAGGATGGCCGCCACATACTTGGACCGGAATCTAGTTGCCCTGCGGACTGCGAAGGCGTTGGATGAGGCGGCCTGGAAGGCTCACACCGAAATTGTGACGCGCGACGTGGGGCCAGCCTGGCAGACCTATTTGGCGGGTGCGGAGCGTGCCCGCTTGGATGAGGATGCCAAGGCCAAAGCCGCGCTCGCGGAGCCGATCAAGGAACAGCTTCCGTCTAGCGTCAAGAAATAGCTGTTCCTCTTCTCTCGGACCCTCCCCCTCAAAAGGGAGGGTTTCTTTTTGTCTCCATGGCGAAAGAAAATTTCATCATACTCTTGCTTGCGGCGCAAAGTTTCGTCGTGGGCTAACCGCCTGGACTTGACATAATCTTGTATGCTATCGCCTGGTATACGGTATACCACAAGAGTGTAACTGTCGGTGTGCACAGGCATTTTTGGGCAGTTTTGACTAGTCCAGACTGTTAGTATACGCGCGGCGTTTTTCAGTAAGTTTCGCAAAAGTCTGGCTAGCACTCACGTTCCGAGACACATTATGTCAACTAGAACGCATATTCTAATATTATGGTATACGGTATACCACAGGAGTGTAACTGTCGGTACATATAGGCATTTTTTAGGCTATGGTCCGTTAGGGTCCCGTTTCGGAACGCGACCATGATTTCCTGCTCCGCATGTGCCGGAACAGGATCCTAAAGCGTATAACTGTCATCAGGCATCAGCATTTTTTAGTAAGTTCGCCACATATGTTCCGTAATGGTTCCATTCCGGTATCTGCTTTATTATATTATCAGCAGCCATCTACAAGCCACTTGACAAGATCAGCTAATTATGGTATAGTATAGTTGGTAATAAATACAACCATTCTCGTTCTGGGAAGGAGCGCCATCATGTGGGAATGCATTGCGAGGAATATCGTCAAGAACTATCCGAGCGCCTCAAAAGACTTTCAGATCAAGCTGTTTTGTGCCGCGTTAGACTGTGATGTAGAGAGTGCCAGGTATTACTCGAAGACGCCTGGATACCTACTAAGTTGAAGGAGCAGGTTGCCGCTATCACAGTGCTGCTTGAAGCGCATCTAACACGCGCGTGTAATGAGGAATATTACACACGTGTTACTGAATTTTACAATTGGTTGCAAGGTATCTCGGAATAGTTAGCCGCTATGTCCCGTTCCGGGACGGAACATAGTTGAATTCTGTGAGTTAGCACACACTAACTTGCAGTGCTTAGCGGCTAACTATTCTATAGCAAGGAGGTACTATGGCTCCACCTAAACAAGGCGGACAAGGCAAGCTCAACAAAGATGGTAGTAGCGCACACTTTACTTTGTGGCGTACCAACGACGACGATGGCAGCAGTGAGCGCATTTCCTGGCAGCAATATGAAGATGGCTCCCAAAAGAACGTCCATCACACCAATCAAAAAGACAATTCCCACAGCAATGATGGACGTTGGCGCAAGCCATAAGGCAAGGGATGGTGGCCGTGGTAGTAGCGGCCTGGAGTAAGATTGTTATCATGTGCGGTCTGCATGTAGCAATCAGCAGTTTCCTTACACCGTGTCGAAAGATATATGGCTTTATGCCATATCAAGTCGGTGCATCCCTTCATTTGTATCATGTGTAGTAGCAAACGCCACAATATCCCTTGCGGGACGCGGTGGTAAGTCGCTCTCAATATGTGATGAGCATATTGGTGTCATTGACGGAGCGCCTGACAGCTAATTACTATAGTATTCTCGCGAGAGTACTCGATCTGGCCGCGTTAGCTTTTTGAAAATAAACCGTAACTGATAATAACTGATAGTTACGGTTTATTTTCAAAAAAGGAGCTAACAACATGCAAGAGTATGCGGTGGTTGTGGATGGAAAGACCATTTGGGTATCGGCTTATGACGCCCAACAAGCCTATCAACTTGTGGTTGAACAACTAGAGCGCGCGGCCCTCTTGTCGTTGTCTAACGTGGTAGTATACGAAACAAAACTGGTGCTGGCCGCGTTAGCTTTTTGAAAATAAACCGTAACTATCAGTTATTATCAGTTACGGTTTATTTTCAAATTGGACCATATTGTATTAGAGGCGCATCATGTTAGCCAAAGCGATTCTCATTTATGTTTTATGTGCACTCTTTGTCGTCATCGGTACACTAACGCTTATGGGCAGATTATAAGCCGAAGAGCACAAGCATGTAGAAGCCATGCGCGACGATGATTTGACTTATGTATGCGTACATCGTCAGCGATGGTGAAGTGCAAACTGAGAATTCCTGAAGGAGCTTATCAATGGCTAATCGTTCACTATCTACTATCGCACGTGAGATTCGTACTACCTGGCCCAATGTCGACTATGCGGCCAAACCCTATCTGGATGCCATGAGTACGCTGAACAGTATCAAGGATCCTTATCTTTGCGATACTGCCAGTAGTATTGTAGCATACTTTTTGAGCAATGCCAGTACCTGGCGCGGTGAGGACGCTAAACGCATCAAAAGCGAACTGAGAGGTATGCTGAAGTCTATGTGATCGCCTATGACGCTGGCGAGGAAACATACTGGAACGGGTCCCTAACGGAAACGTAATTGTTATGCAAGGAGTCTATCATGACCCTAGAAGAGCAATTGGCGGCACATCGTAAATGGCTAAATGCTGAAGCAGGTGGCACACGAGCTGAGCTTCAAGAAGCCCAGCTTCAGGGCGCTGAGCTTCAGGGCGCTGAGCTTCAAGACGCTGAGCTTCAAGGCGCTGAGCTTCGAGAAGCTAAGCTTCAAGGCGCTGAGCTTCAAGGCGCTAATCTTCGAGAAGCTAAGCTTCAAGGCGCTAATCTTCAAGGCGCTGAGCTTCAAGGCGCTAATCTTCGAGAAGCTAATCTTCAAGGCGCTGAGCTTCAAGGCGCTAATCTTCGAGAAGCTGAGCTTCAAGGCGCTAATCTTCAAGGCGCTGAGCTTCAAGGCGCTAATCTTCAAGAAGCTAATCTTCAAGGCGCTGAGCTTCAAGGCGCTAATCTTCGAGAAGCTAAGCTTCAAGGCGCTG